TTTCATTTAGGTAAACCCGAATCTTGTTTTCCAGATAATAATAAAGAAAATAAAACAGCAGTTGATGAATGCAAACGTTTTAGTAGTGCGTGGATAAACACACAGTATAAATTGTTGTTATTGAAAAATGGTGGTGATAATTTATCTCAAATAGAAAATAAACTCAAAAAATTAAAGGTGAATAGCACCAATAGACGTAGATTAGAAAATTTTTGGTTAGATATGTCTCGTTTAATATATGGTTCCAAAGTGTTAATGGATAATGGTATAGTTCATCATGATTTAAAACAACAAAACATAGTATATAATGAAAAAACAGGACGTGTAAATTTTATCGATTTTGGATTAATGACAACTATAAAAGAAATGCTTAAAGGTGCAAATAACTCTTATTATCCTTTTGGCGCACATTGGTCTTTTCCTCCTGATATATTATTTTATAATAAGATTGAATATAAAAGACTAACCGCAAGAGAAGGACGAGATAGAAATACTTATATACAAAATACATTTCAAGATTATAATGAACCATTTGAAATAATTAAAAATGATTTAATGGATAAAAACGAAAATGAAATGGATTTTTCTATAAGAATCGTAAGAGATTTTTATAACACATATGAGAATTTAAAAAATAGTGATGAGGATTATAAAAGATTTATAAATAAATCTTTTGAAACTTTTGATAATTACTCAATCGGTTTTAGTTTATTTTCAATATTGAAAACAACAAAAGACTTAATTGATAGAAAATTATATAACGATTTAAGATTGTTATTTTTAAGTATGATGACTTTTAATGTATTTGAACGTCCATCTCCAAGTGAAGTTGTAAATAAATACGAATTTATTTTAAAAAGTAATGGATTATTAGATAAATATAATATGAGATTTGAAAATCACTTTTTGGTAGAAGGAACCGAAAAACAAGAACTAGAAAAGAAAATGGAACAATTACCCAAGAATGAGAAAGAGTTCATAGAAGAATTAATAGTTTTATGCCCGACAGGAAAAGAACGTAATCCAAAAACGAAACGTTGTATTAATAAATGCAAAGAAGGGTACTCAAGAGATGCGGAATTTAAATGTAAGAAAAACAAAACCCAAAAAAAGAAAAAAGAAATAGTAAATATAGTAAGTAAAGAAAGCGACCCAGTTGAAATTGTGTATAAATCACTGAATAACAAAACACAAAAGAAAAAGGAATGCGCTGAAAATAAAGAATTAAACCCAAAAACAAATCGTTGTGTAAATAAGTGCAAATCAGGATATGCGAGAGATGCTAATTTTAAATGTAAAAAATTACATAAACAAACAAAAAAAGGTGGATTCCCGCGTATCATACCGAGAACTATAAGCAAAAAAATGTTTAAAGCTTATAGAAATAAGTTTCATCCTCAACCTAATCCTTGGGATAAACCGTCAAACCAACCGAATTCATCTATGCCAGAACAAGCAGATCTTTCCATTGACCTTTCTACGACTGAACGAGATGATCTTTCCATTGACCTTTCTACACCTGAACGAGATGATGTTTATGTTTCCAATGACAATCAAAATGGAGGTAAAAAACATTACACAAAAAGCTTCTTATAAGAATCTGAAGGAATCCATATTTTCCATTGATAAGACCAGGTTATATTCCCATCATGACTACTATAATTTTGTAATTCAGTTAATTTACTTGTTGTTAAATACTGATATAAATCGTTACTTTGTTTGTAAAACATCGCAGGTACATCATATAAGTGCTTATATTTTGCGTTACAAACGTATATTCCGTCATCATCCCAGTCGCATCTTTTATCTTTATCTTTATAGACTCTCATGAAAGAGATATGCGAACAATGAACATAAAAACCATCAAACCAACCATTCCATTCCAATAATATGAAAGTTCCTTCTAATTTTTTTAGGTTTGATGGTGTTAAATCGTTTTTATCTAAGGAAACAAAATTAGAAAAAAATTCTTTTTCATCCCATTCAATACTATTATTCGACCATGGGGCACGATGTCCACTACGTATCGACAAATGTTTTCTTGACAAATCATATTCACCATTCTCATCACTCTCTATAAAAGGTGTTGTTTCATTATTAATTTTTTTAATTATTTCACAATCTGGTAGAATTTCTGCTTCTTCCTTCGTAAAATAATCCTCTAATAAATCCATTATTCTTCTTTTATTATTTGTTTTTATTTCTATATTATTTATTATATACATTTATACAATAAATACTATTGTTATGCCAATATACTTGGCTATTTTTAAAAATTTCATAATATTTTAAAAATTCCATATTCTTTTAATTTATCTACAAATCCATATTCTTTTAATTTATCTACAATTCCATTTTCTTTTAATTTATCTACAATTTTAGGTAGTTGTTGCATACCCCAATCAATAGTATTACTAACAGTATATGATACAATCATCGTACTTCCAATACGAACTGTTTCGTTAAACATATGTGTTCCTAGAACAATTAAAGTATTTTTTACTGTTACACCTACATATATAGCAGTTTCTCTAACTATACTATACCTATTTATTATTATATTTTGATTCGCTTCCATTTGGTTCGCTTCCATTATCATTTTAAATAATACCTAAATCTTTATATAGTTTTTTTATTTCTAAAATGTATTAACAACATCATTACCAGAAACTGTGGGAAATGCATCAGAACCCTGACCTGTGGGAGGCCCGAATGTAGATTCGAACGCTGGATCTGAAATAGGACAAGAATCAGAACCAGGACAGGTAGGAGGTCCGTATGTAGAATCGAACGCTGGATCTGAAATAGGACAAGAATCAGAACCTTCATTAACCGGACAAGAAGAATTTTCATTGTTTTCAGGTGGTATAAGTTCGTAACCGATAGGCATAGGATACATATAATCATAATTAGGTTGAGAATAACTATTACCCATAATTAACCTTGTAATAGCATCACTAATAATACCAGCAGCACACCCCGCTCCTGCTCCTAAAAAATTTGCTCCTCCTGCTCCTCCTACTGTTGCACCAGAAGCACACGCACTTGCACCCTCAGACGGTGTCAAACGATTATTATAGATATGATCTACAAACCACCAAATATAATCACTCATATTTAAACTACATTATTATTACAAATTAGCTTTAAATATTTTAAGTTTATACTTAATTTGGTTGCAAATAAAAAAGACCGTATATACACTCTTTTTAATAATATAAATTAAATTTAATAATCGCCCTCCATATCTTGTAAAGCTATCTCATCTAAAGCATTACCCTGACTATTTTTTGCTTCTGTAATTATTTCGTCTGTTTTATTTTTGACAAAAGGTAAAACCATTCCACTTTTTCTTACAGCAGCTAAACATATTTTTTCTGTTTGATTATTTACATATTTTAGAGCTACTGCTGTATTTTCTATTGCGGTCAAGCATATTTCTTCTGTTTGTTTTCTTACATGTAGTAAATTATACCCATTTCGTTTGACAGATTCTAAACACATTTTTTCTGTTTGTTTTTTTACATATTTTATAGCTTCTGGTGTATTTTCTATTGCTGCCCAGCATATTTTTTTAGTTTGCTTTTTCACAAAATTTAAAGCTAATCCATTTTGTTTGACAGCTTCTAAACAGATCTCTTCTGTTTGTTCTTTTACACCTAATAATGCCTTCCCATTTTGTCTGACAGCAACCAAACATAATTTATGTGTTTGCTCTCTAACCTCTCTTATGACATCACCATTTTCTTCCACAGCGTACAAGCATAATTCTGGTGTTTGCTCTTTCACAAAACCTATGGCTAATACATTTTGTTTTACAGCAAATAGACATAATTCATATGTTTGTTCTTTTACAAACTGCAGAGCCCCTACTGTATTTTTAACAGCTTCTAAACATAATTTTGGTGTTTGTTCTTTAACTAACTCAAGATTGTAACCATTATTTCGAACTGCTTCTAAGCATATTTCCGGCGTTTGATCTTTTACATACTGAAATGCAGAACTATCATTTTTAACAGCCTCTAAACATATTTCTAAGGTTTGTTCTTTTATATATTGTAATGTCCTACCATTATATTTAACTGCTTCTAAACATATTTCTAGGGTTTGTTCTTTTATATTTGTAAACGCATCCTCTCCTCCATAATGAGTCGCAGCAGCTAAGCACATTTTTGGTGTTTTATCTTTTACAAATTTAAATGGACTCATAATTTCTACACTATAACTTTCAATTGCTCCATTATATGGTGGAGTTTTTAATGCTTCTAAGCAAATATCCTCTGTTTGATGATTTACAAATTCTAATAACATTCCATTCAATTTAACAGCAATTAAACAAATTTCTTCTGTTTGTTTTTCAATTTCTATTTTTTTAAATGATTCTTCGCATTTTTTTCGTAGTTCTATTTCTTTGTCAATATTTTCAAATTCATATATTTTATTTTTTAAATTTTTTAGTCTGCAATATTCGTTGTAATATGATTTAAATTCTTCTATTTCAATCATTTTGTTATAACTTTATTAATTATTTGTTTTAGTTTAATTCCACTAACTGCTACAAAATATATCAATTTTATGCTTTTTTACGTTGTCAATTATTTCAACACAATAAAAAACTTTTATTTTATAAGTTACAATATATTTTAATCATTTTTTTTGGAATATATTTTATAATCATTTTTTATATTTTCATTTCTATTATCCCTTATCATTAGTTCTTTGATATTTGAAAAGGTATAATTTATATATTTTAACTTATATGCCAAATTCAATAATTCTAGAAAGTTTTCGTAGAAAAGTCTGGAATGGTCTATTCTTACATATTCATTTTTTACCTTTCTTTCTACACGAGGAGTAATCGCATGCGTACATTCATGAATAAATATAAATAAAAGATCTTCGTCTTTTTTTTTCAAAGCAACATCCGATAAAATTATTTTTTTAGGTAATATATTTATAATTCTTCCCTTTTTTATTAGTTTATAATCACCCGTTATGTCTCCTACACACCTTGCAATATATAAGTTGTTATAAGAACAAGTTTCTATGTCAACACATTTTAAACAAGGATATTTTTTAGAAAAGTCCACTATTAATTGATTAATTTTCTCCATTTTAATAAAATTATAGATAATGTATATTTATCAATTTTATATGCAATATCCATATTAAATACACCAAGAAAACAGAATTTTAATACGTTTATACAAAAAGATCAAAATAATTTTTTAGTTTGATAAATACCTAATGTACTTATCAAATGTGTGTAATTATGTATTCATAATATTCACAAAAAAGTCAGTTGTTAAAATGGGTATATTTTGTTTTTCATCGTCAGTTAAACAATCATAACAATAATATTTATAGAAATCTTCTTTTATTTTATCTTGTGTTACATCAGAACTCATACTCATTTTACCATCACTTATCATCGTTTGTTGCCAATGTTTTTCATTTATCAATGCTTCTAGTGAAGGACATCCAAACGCAAAACAACATTGTTTAATATCATTTATATCAAATTCTTCACAATTTTTATAGTGTTCTTTACCAAATATTTCTTCACATTTATGATGACAGTTACCATCTGATTCATTATATAGAATCCATCTACATAATGTATGTTGTTTATCTATTATTGTGTCGTTTCTGGATTTATGTTGGTAATAATAAGAACAAGATATGAATTTCATTTGATTATCGATAGTAAATGTATCTTTTGGTATGTACTCTAATGTATGAAATTTATTCAAATTGTTTTGTAGAGTATATTCAGCGTTGTTTGTATATAATAAATCGTCATTATCTACATTTATATAATAATTATGTTTAAAAATTGGATGTCCTATATTTTCCAACCCTTTATGTAGTCCTTCCAATAAAAAATCTCTTGTTCTATCCCATGCAAAATTAGTTGGATAGTTTAACTGTGTATCATAAATATATACATAAATATTTTTATCATTATAAAGTATTCCGTCGTTTACAGTAGGAAATTCGCCCAAATTAATATTATATAAAACTTGTAAGTCAATATGTAAACTATGATTTATTATATTTATATTTTTACTTTTATCCTCATCTGTATTACCCACTATAAATAAAAAATTGCTAGGGTTCCATACATGTTTATAAAATTTATAAAACAATTCTAATAATGTAAAATTATTTTTATATGTGGTGGTGATTAGTAAATTTTTATTGTTATCCATATATATTATAAGAACTATTACACCTTTAAGTGTATTTATTGAGTTAATAATATAGAATCGTTTGATATACACAGTTATTATATGTATATTTTACAAATAGAATGAGTTATGTTTGTAAAATATGTGACGAATACCCAAATAGCCATTCTTTTTCAAAAATAAGTGAAAATGATGGAATACACGTATTTTACACGTGTCCCGCAAAAGCAATAAAATATAATGATTCAGTTGGTATTATAAAGCATTATAAAGATACGTTGGATTTATTCAAAGGTCAAAAATGGAGTTGGATATTCGATAGTAAGGGATTTGGTTGGAAACATTTTACACAAATGAAGCTTGCGATTGAATTGGCAAAACTAATATCTAGTAAAACCTATGGAGATACTTTACAAGATATAACCTTATTACATTTGAACTCATATGGAAAATTTATGTTGAAAATATTATGGAATTTTTTAAGTAAAAATATTCAGCAAAAAATTAAGCTACAGGCTCAAATTTAATATGCTCTTCGTTATTTTCGGCGGCAGCCTTCTCAGCAGCGGCTTTCTCAGCGGCAGCCTTCTCAGCAGCGGCTTTCTCAGCGGCAGCCTTCTCAGCAGCGGCTTTCTCAGCGGCAGCCTTCTCAGCAGCGGCTTTCTCGGCGGCAGCCTTCTCAGCAGCGGCTTTCTCAGCGGCAGCCTTCTCAGCTGCAGCTTTCTCAGCAGCGGCTTTCTCAGCAGCGGCTTTCTCGGCGGCAGCCTTCTCAGCAGCAGCCTTCTCAGCAGCGGCTTTTTCGGCGGCGGCTTTCTCAGCAGCGGCTTTTTCGGCAGCGGCTTTTTCGGCGGCAGCCTTCTCGGCAGCGGCTTTTTCGGCAGCAGCCTTCTCAGCAGCGGCTTTTTCGGCAGCAGCCTTCTCGGCAGCGGCTTTTTCGGCGGCAGCCTTCTCGGCGGCAGCCTTCTCGGCAGCAGCTTTCTCAGCGGCAGCCTTCTCAGCAGCAGCCTTCTCGGCGGCAGCCTTCTCGGTGGCAGCCTTCTCGGCAGCAGCCTTCTCAGCAGCGGCTTTTGCTTCAGCCACTTTTTTAGCTGCTATAATTCGTGCGTTTTGTCCTGCTCCGTTACGTCCTTGAGGTGACATAAAAAAATCTACCATTATGTATACGTTATACATAATGGATAGAAATTTCTAAATACTATTTGTAATTAAATATCATCATTTGAAATTTGTATAGTAGGTTTTGCTTTATCTTCATTTACAGTGTTATCCAAAATACCAATAGCACAAATATATGGGTCATTCAATTCAAACCGAATACCTACAATTTTTGTAGTAATTTTGTCATTTTCCTTAATATTTCCAAATTGTTTATCTGTAAAATGATGGTCTCGGGCAATGAATACTGTAATAGGTATGTTTCCCTCATTATCTACAACTTCAGCATGGACACCAGCTTTAGTTACGGTTTTTACGTTACAATCAATAATCATCCCTTCAACAGGATAACATACCATACATTCAAATACAGTTTGAAATTCTACTTTTTCATTATTAACAACCCCCGCTGAATAATTATTCACACGAACTGAATTTGGTTTTATATATCCATCTTGATTGCATTTACCTTCAATTCTGTGTGATATACTTCGTTCTAAATTTTGTTTTACATTTTGTCCTATTTGGTCCATTGACAGAAATACTTTCATAGTAAGTAATTCTTGGTTATAAACACCTTGCACTTTATTATCTTTGTTCATATTTGCTACTAATATATCAAGAGATTATCTTTTATGTCGTTTATACATTTGTATATGAATAATTCAATTTTTCGTATACAAATATCAAGGTTTAGTTTTTCCTATAAATGTATCTACATCTCTATTACGTAATACTTTATCAAAAAACCATCGTTTTCCATTCAATTTATCTTCATCTAATTTTCTAAAAATCATTTCATAAATAACACATGTGCCTTGTTTTTTAATAGAATCGTAATCAAGATTCATATTAATAGGTAAATCGTTAATCTTTTTAATAATATCATTTTTACCAGAAGTGTTACAGTTAAATCCACTAATATTTCTCAGTTTGTCACCTGTATTTCTGGTTTTAAATATAATATTTTGTTTGTTGTCTTTATCAATAAAACCGAATATATTGGTATTTATTTTTGATGTATCCGCAACGATAAAGTTCTTTAAATCATCCTTGTATTTTTTAATATCATCATCTTGTGTTAATATAGGATTTGCATTATGGTCGATAGTATATATTTTAAACGGGCTCTTAGGAGTAAATACGTCAATTAATATAAACGCATTCTTGTCTTTTGTCATAAAAGTTTCGTAATATTTTTTAATAACTTTTTCGTCTTTTGTTAATTGAATATCTTTTTGAAAAATGTGGATAATGACAGTAATTTTATCTTGCATGGGTAATGTGTCTAAAAAGTGATGTATAGCATATTTATTAACCTGCTCTTTTGTAAAATCATTCTTGGTAAGATGTTTACATACATTGCTTAAATGCTTATACCAATCGTTATCTCCAGATTTAATAGTATGTTCGGTTTTTAGTTTTCCGATATTTTCTGTAAAATGTTTATTAATAGTTTTATAATCATTTAATGTAATACTTGAAATACCGGTATCTATATCAGTAGTTACAATAGATGTAGATTTTGGTAATTCTAACTCAAGAGATTTATGTTTGAACTGTATAGGAATAGAGCGTTCAATTAAAGAAATATATTCGTCTGTAAGTTCCATAGGCTGAAATACGTAGTATTGTCCTTTATTGATTAGATAACCATTTCTACCATATTTATCTGTAATGATTTCATTTTTATTATTAACAAACTTAGTAAGAGCAAAATCAATTTGTTCTTTTGGGTATTTTTTAACGATGTTTATGGATTTAATTAAATCATTACGTTTATAAAAGAACTGTTCTTTAAATAATTGACGGATTCTTTTCACAATAGCAGAAAATCCAATACGGGCAAAATCTTCACTGTAAGTATGTTCTATAATATTGGTATCAATGTCATTATTAGGAATACATTTATACTCACAATTGTCTTTATAATCACAAACCGCAGTGAAAGGTTTATCTCCAATTTGGAAATCTATTTTTTTACTAGGATTACTGGAAAGTTCGATTTTAATATTTTGATTTTGAGCCATTTGAGATAATTTCTCAACAGTAAAATTGGTTTGTTCTATATTTAATTGACAATCAACAGATATTTCTTTCATGATACGCGTAACATTACCAATTAAATTAGCCTTCTTTTCAGCAAAACGATATACATATAAGTCTGCGGGTTCTTCATCATCATTCGGTAATGTAGTATGTAAATAAATTTCAACATTGCGTAATTCAAATGGTAAATCGCAATGACTTAAATTACGAACACCTCGACCAATAATTTGTTCGGGTCTATTGCTGTTATACCAAGGTTCCATAATATGAACTTGTCTAACGTTTTTAAAATCAAGACCTTCCGCAGCTGCTTTTGTTATTAAAATCACCTTAACATTTTCACCATTTTTATTTTCAGAATTTGTAATATGTTTAATATCATCGGCATTATTTGGAGAAAATAGTTTATCTCCTGTAATCATAACATATTTTGCTTGTTTGAATTTACCTTTTACTTGTGATTTAGGTTTCATAGATATAGAATCAACAGGCTCAGTAGGAGGTTTTGAAAATAATGGTTTTGTAAACGATGAAGAACCATAACGTGTAAAACCTAATTCTTCTAAGGCTAATGCTAATGGAACAACGCCACCGTCTATATATTGCGAATATACCATTACGATACCCTTTGATTTAATAATAGTGTCACATATAGATGAAATTTTGCCACTATACTTGGATAGATGTTCTTTATGAAATATACGTCCATATTTTTCTAATACGTCAGGTTTATATTCAAAGTTAAAACGTGTAAATTCATTAGTAGTATAGGTCATAATACTTTTCAATCCATTCTTACCAACACTATTTTTAATAATATCTTCTGGATTCATAGTAGATTCTTCATTATTGATTACTTTATCAAGTTGAGCGTTTGGATATACAATATCCAAAGATTGTAATGGTCGTTCTAGGTATGTATATCCAAATGATTCCATATTTTCAAATGTTGGTAATGTAACACCTTGATTTGATTCACTATTTACATTATGCATATTTTTCATAGTATCAATAATAAATCTATATCCTTTGTGTTGGTATTCGCCTATTTTATTGGTATATACAGGGGTATGTTGGATTGGTTCATTGATAGTAAGTGTATTCATTTGTTTGGTTGGATAATTATCAAGATCTAATGTATGTTGGCTATCAAATGTATCTGGATAAATTCTATATGGAAAAGAGTAAGGGTTCTCACCGCGAACAAATGAAACATATCCGGTTAATTTCCGTATTAATAGTTCTTTGCCTCCTTCAATAACATTACCATTTTTGTCAGTAGTGCTTTCAATAAAATTACCATTTTTATCAAATACATCACTTTCACTAATTGTGCTACGGTTATCATTACTATTCATAACATTAGTAATCCATATGATTTCTTTATAACTATTATACATTGGTGTTGCAGATAATAATAGTAATCGGAGATTATTTGCGTATTTACATACAGTTAATAATAAAGTAGCGGTTTTCTTCTTTTCTTTATTATCGTCACTTTGACGTATATTATGAACTTCATCAATAATAATAAGGCGGTTATCAAAGTATTTTTGTATTTTTTTCAACTTATATTGTTTTCTTTGTTGAGCTGTATAATTGACATTATCTGGAGGTGTAATAATTTTCTGCATATAATGTGCGAATTCAGTATACCCAACAAAACTATAATATTTATTAATAAGGGTATTCACCAATGAGACAATCTTATCCTTAGTAATTCCTTTTAAATTAGTAGGATTGATTTCTTTTAATAATGAGTTCCCGACACAAGTGTTTAAATTCCATTGTTCTCCATCTAATTTTAATTTACGTTCATCGAATAATTGAAGACGGAAATTATTCTGTACGTTAGGTGAAGCAACGATGAGTATTTTTTGTGTGATTCCGATTTGTTTCATAAAGTTTCTCATTTCTTCTGAAATACCAATCGCACTACAAGTCTTACCAGTTCCCAGTCCGTGATATAATAAAAGAGAGTTATATGGAGTTTGTAATGATAAAAAATTTTTAACAAACATTTGATGAGGTAATAATTCAAAATCAGCTTTACATAAAACCTCTGCTTGTTTCTTAATGTCTTTAATTTTACCATCAAATTTTGTATCATTAAACTCTTTACGCATAGCTATTTTTTGATTAAACTTAGGGTCATTTAAATCGGGATATAAAAAATCATAGGAGTTGTCGTTTTCAGCATTTTCATATTCTAGTTTTTCTTTTTTAAACAAGAAATCATTATATTCTTTTGAATCAATATCAGCTGGTTCGACACCGATAGTATCTTGTATATTTTGTTCTTCTGTATCTAAATTAATTTTTGTATCGACACTTATGATATCATCGTTGTTTATATTTTCTTGTATTGATTCAATAACATTGTCTTCATCTTGGTCTTTCTTATCTTGGTCTTCTTTTTCTACTTTTTCTTCTTTTTCTTCTTTTTCTTCTTCAATAGGACTAGGTAATATAGCAGGCGTTTCCTCATTATTCTGAATAGAAGGTTCTTTCTTATTTTCTAAACATACAATGAGAGAGATTAACTCATTTTTCATTCTTGCACCTTTGATTTGATTCTTGGTTTTACCTTCTTCTTCTCCTATTAAATTGGAAACCATATTTCGAAGGGTTTCATTATTCATTTTTTTTAATTCATTTACTCTTTCTATTTCTGAATCTGTTTCAGGTGTATAATCAGTAGAACATCCAGATATTATAGCTGCTTTTTTCTTACGTTCTTGACATATTCCATTAATTCTCCGCTGACCCTTAGGACAAGGGGTTCTCTTTTTTCGTGTAATATTTTTAGTAGCGGTCTTAATTTTTTCGGTATTATTCATAATAGATTGATACTTTAAAATATATATATATAATTTTACATATATATATTTAATAGGGAAACAACAATTTGTATTTCAACAGCATATTATGTATTTTAGTAAGCATATTTTGTTTTTCTAAATTATATTTTCGCATTGATTCAATTGAATTGTCGTATGTTTTCCATTCCATTTTACTTACTTCTGATAACTCATAATTATCAATTTGCTTACTATCTTTATAGTTCATATATGCTATATAATATTTGTGTTTATACGATTTATAATTAGACCCAGTAAATATTTCTTCAAATGGGAAGATATTATCAATCAATTTAATTTTATCAAGTGATATTCCCGTTTCTTCATTAAATTCTCGTAAAGCGCATTGTAGGTCAACTTCATTAAAATTACGCCTACCCTTTGGAAACCCCCATTCAGGTTCATTCCAACGAGTATATAGATTACTTTCTTCGATGAGGCTATTCAAACTAAAGCATTTATTTTTATAATTAATACCATTTCTGAGTTGATTAAATTTTACTTTAGATGCGTTTTCTTCCGATTTATATTGACTTGATATGATAGCGCAACCCCATATTTCACTCCATAGTTCGTCAAATGTTTTACTGATTAATTTATTTTTTTCTTGAATTGTCATTTGTTTTATCATATTCATAAGATAATCTTTATTTGTAGTAGAATATTTACCGCGCATAAAATCAATAAAACCGAGAGTATCTTTACGCCTTATCATTAAATATTCAATATTGTTATTATGTATTCTAAATGTGATACAACCTAAGCTCGTTATAGGTAATTTGCATTGGTTATAATTATGACCGTTTTTTCCACAATTATTACAATAATTATCAGACATTGAATAATTCTATAGAGTAATCTTTACGCCCTTTTCAAAAAAGTGTTTGTATGAAATCAAAAAAATAAATATTCTATGGTGTATATACAAAATGTTATTCAATCCAGATGTATGGGGTCCTCATTATTGGTTTTTTTTACATACAGTAGCTGAATCTTATCCTAGAACTCCAAATGATGTAACTAAAAAGAAATACTATGATTTTATTCAAAATATTCCTTTGTTTATACCCATAGAAGAAATGGGAAATAAATTTAGTGAAATGTTAGATAAATATCCAGTATCGCCATATTTAGATAATCGCGATTCATTCGTAAGATGGGTGCATTTTATTCATAACAAATTTAATGTGTTGTTAGGTAAAGAGGAAATCTCTCTTGCGAAAGCCTTACAAAAATATCGTGATGAATACAAACCGAAACCCGTGTATATAAGTGAAAAACTAAGTTTAAAAAAGCACTATATTCATTTAGCATTAATATTGATTTGCGTATTTTTAATTTATGTATATTATGAATAACTGATTATATATTCTGATAATTTATACAGACTATATAAGTAGATAATGAGATTTGAATTAGTAATATTATTAGTAGCAGGATTTTTAATGGGTAACATTTATACCGATGGAAAATATATGAATATGCTGTTATCATGGAAAAAATATTATCAAATGGCAGGTATAGCATTTGGTGCGTTGATGTTTTATATTTTAATTAAAAAAAATCCATTAAGAGCAAGAGAAATAGTAACTACATCAAATGATTATATAAAATATTTACCATTGGATAGAAATACTTCAAATATAATTTCTCCAATATTAGATTTTACAACAAAGCAAGGGTTTTCTTCCAGTAATGAAAATTATCCAATAATGCAAATGTCAAATCAAGTATCGGAAGATAGAATAATGAATTCTGGAAAGAAAGCAACCAAACGTTCTGTAAGTGAAACTAAAAAGAAATTTGTAGCATCACGTCAGAATTGGAAATGTGGTGATTGCCAAAGTCAATTAAATGCGTGGTTTGAAGTAGATCACGTAGTGAGATTAGAATACGGAGGAAGTAATCATGTAGATAATTTAGTTGCTTTATGTAGAGATTGTCACGGTAAAAAAACTACATTAGAAAACTTATAAAGAATACAAATTATATTATATGTATCAATATATAATATAGGTATGAACGATATAGGTAATTTATTTCAAGAGAACTGGGTTATAATTTTAAAATATATATTTACACTTGTATTTATAGTGTATTTCGTATTTATTTTAAAAGAGTCATCAGAAGACCCACGTTCGCTAACAAATAATTATCAGAGTTATTTATTCCCATTAGTGATAGGATTATTTATTTTGATACCTACCGTTTTTTTAGGAAAAGAGTCATTGAATAATACTTATTATGTTGGATTAATCATAGGAACTATAGTAGCGTTATTTGGAACTATATATTATTTTTATTCTTCAACAAGTAATGCTGCTTATTCCATTGCGAACTATATAATTTCAGGTGTAGTAACCTTAGGATTGTTGGTGGGATTAGCAATTGTATTTTATTTTTATAGTAATTATTTAAAAACAAAAGAAGGTTGGGCTGGGTTCTTCGTTCATTTAATTTTTTATGTTCCTTGTCTAATTTTAGATTTTTATAATTATATCAGACGTGAATTAGAACTAACAACAAATGTAGTATATTATTTGTTTATTACGGAAATAGCACTCATATTCCTTTATAATTATATTCCAAAAATTATGTCAAAAATAGCATTGAAAGAAGGTATTCCTATCTTAAAGGAAACAGCGTTTTTGGATATTGAAAAACCATTAGCAAGTAGTTATGACTTGAAATTAACTCGAAAAACAGATAATGTAAATTCTCCCATTGTATATCGTAATAATTATAGTATATCAATGTGGATAATGTTAAATAATCACTCCGATAACAAGTTGCCATATGCAAAAGAAACAAACATATTTAATTATGGTAATGGATTGCCAAAAATAACCTATGTAAAGAAAGAAGACCATAATACAAAGGATACTATCAAAGTATATTTCACAAACGCAACTAATACTGAAAACAGTTATATTGTTGAAATAAATACACAAAAATGGAATCAATTAGTATTTAATTATAATTCAAATTATGTAGATTTGTTTGTGAATGGAAGTTTAGAAAAAACATTTAGATTTGATTATGATAATCGTCCAGTCTATTCATCACATGATACAATTGTAGTTGGTTCAAATGATGGACTTGATGGTGCAATTAGCAATATACAATATTATACAAGTAATCAAACACGTTCACAAATAGCAAATTCTTATAATTTATTGGTTAAAAAGAACCCCCCTGTAAATAATTTATAAATATTAAATATATAGAATGGATACTATTACTATAATTCTAATAGTTACAATATTAGTTTTGTTATATGTCTTATATGCTTATTTTACCGATAAGGGGAGTGAATTAGCACAAGAAGCCAATTTATTACACACTATTCCTGCAATCACTGATATTGATAGACCTACAAATACACGTTACGCCCACTCTGTATGGATTTACGTAAATACTTGGGACAACAACGCAAATAAAAATATTTTATTAAGAGACGGACAGTTTAAATTGTATTTAGACAAACTATCTCCTACATTAAAATTAGATGTACGTATGAATGATGGAAGTGATGAAACAATGATAATTACTAACAATTTCCCATTACAGAAATGGGTAAATATCACCATTAATATGGATAATCAATTTGCCGATGCTTATATTGATGGTAAACTTGTAAGATCTCAAAGATTTTTTAAACAAAATGATAATAGTGGTGGTGTAGCTCCAATTATGCCACCCAATAAAGAAGTCCCTTTATATTTAGGAAATAAAGAAGTTAGCAATTTTGATGCTTATGCTACTTTATTGAAACGTTGGACCGAACCTATTGATCCCAAAACTGTTTGGGATAATTATATGAAAGGAAATGGTTCAGGTAAAATGGCTTCAACATTAAACGACCTTGGTATTGATTTATCTATATTACAAAACAATGAGGAAATTAAAAAATTCTCATTGCTATAAAAGAATCTATTGTTTTATATATCTAGTCTATAGTATATAAAACAATATGAACGTTCAACCTCAAAATAGACCTTTATCTACAATAAATACAAATATCCAAAGTGGTATTCAAAGTATAGGTGAAAGTTATGAAAATGCAAGAGAAGGATTAACTGATACATTTAATGAATTCTCTACTGAAACAGCCGCTGGTGTAGGTGCTACTGCTGGATTTTTATATTCGAATACCATTATTGCCAAATTTGCCTTTCTTATTTTAGTATTAATAGTGTTTTTATTTTTAATGAATTTAGGTATAAGTTTGATTCATTATTTTACAAAACCATCTGAAACACCATTCATAATTGACGGTATGATTGATGGTTCTACACAAATGGTAGTTCATCAAGACCCCAAAAATACTGAAAGCATACCTATATACAGATCTAATAATGAATCAGAAGGATTAGAATTTACTTGGTCTTCTTGGTTATATATTAATGATTTAAACAAAAATAGCCAAAAGTATCAACATATATTCAGTAAGGGAGATGGAACTTTTAATCAAACAACTAATATTGCGAATGTAAGTAATGCTCCTGGTATGTATATTGCTCCCATGACAAATAAACTCCATATAATTATGGATACTGTCGATGGTAAAGATACTAACACCATTATTAATGTTGACAATGTTCCATTAAAGAAATGGTTTCACGTAGCAATTCGTGCTATGAATACAAAAATAGATGTGTATGTAAATGGTATTATTGCTAGTCGTTTAGAATTAAGCAACACCCCAAAACAGAATTACGGTGATATTTATATTTGCCAGAATGGCGGTTTCTTCGGAAAGTTATCCGCATTAAGATATTATAATCGTGCTTTAAATATCTTTGAAATTAATCATATTGTTTCAAGTGGTCCTAACTTAAAGACTATTACCGACGAATCTAAAATGGGTGGTTTCAAATATTTATCTAATTATTGGTATTCATCAAAATACTAATGTAACAAATTCATAGTATAATATAGTTATAATATAATATACTATACTATGGCAACTACTAATGTATCTTTAGAAGATATCTGTAAGCAACGAAGAAGACAATTATTATTTACTATTCCACCACCAAGAAATACTATACAATCTCCTTATCCACAATATACTCAACAACAATTGGATATGAGAAGAAAGGCTGAAATTTTGAAATATGCTGGAAATAAGCAAAATACAAAAACCAATTCATTAACCAGAACAGAAAGATACGCACAAGCTATGAGAAACAGAAATCGTGTTGATTTGACAACTACTGTAAATAATGTTTCTTGTCCTGATGATACTATCATATATACATCGAGTAGTGCTTCTGGTGTTCCGGGTCCATCAATTCCTTTGTATTTGGATAATAGTGTTCCTTTATATAATTATGAAACCAATACACAACCACAAGGTATAATCGAAACTGAAATAACGGATAAGTGGATTATTACTACGCCCGAAAATAATGTATATTTTAACGATGACGAAAGTAATTCATTATTTTCAATGAATATAACCGAAGCAATCGATTATCCTAAGTATGTTTATAATATCAGTTTACCAATAGCTTTCAATGTAACCGGACAAAAAAAACTGAATGGTAACAATCTTGATATATATGATAATTTATCGATTACATTGGATGCTGTTACACCATTTGAATTTTCAGTAAAATATAATGAAAAAGATGTAGTAAATGTGTCACCGATTGTATCTTATACATATGATGTATCTAATTTAACAACATTTTCATTTGATGTATCCAATAACGCAACCAATTTTGACGCAACTTTATATGCTGGTATATTAAATATTTCTAGTATTGATTTATTTACAGAGACGGGTTATATTTATGATTTTCATATAAAACCTAAGTTAAGTATTATTATAGGTGATGTAAATAAAACGAGTAATTTCGACGTGGATTATAGTGTTAGTTATGGTATTTTAATGAATTATAAAAATGAAGAAGAGAATGTATTTTTTAATTCTAATAATTGTAGTATATTAACTAATCCAAGTACAAAAATATACACACCATTTACATTTTCAAATATGTAATAATTAATTTTACAATATTACATATTTTACCAAGTGCTTCGGTCGGGGTTGCTTTTGATACTTTTTAATGGATGGTATTCAGGTCCTTTTGGTGGAACATTTTGAGAAAAAGCTGGATTTAAACACATTTCGGCATTGGGGAATAATTGTCCTGACATACATTTAGAAGCGTCGTTTACTTCTACACAGCCTCTACGTCCATTTTGTTCTCCAACTAAACACCAACTTGTTTTTCCAGTAGAAATATTATTTTGGATAGGACTTTCGGTTGTATCTGCTTTAGGTTCGCTAATAACAATATCTAATTCTTTTTTTGTTTCTACATTTACAGCGTTTTTACTTGCATCTTTCAAAAGGTTTCCTACCGATTGAACGGTTCCTTCCGCAATATCTACACCAACACGTGCTACATCAGATGTAATGTCAGCAGTTTTATTGATAAGCGTTCCAGTTGTATATCCCAAAATAGCTAATATTTGATAAAAAAGAGGTTTGAAAATATTAACAATGACTTGAATAACATTACCTACAACGATAAATAAATTTACTCCTAAAAGAGATAGAATTAGCAAAACGGTTAAGATAATAATTATATAGTTCTTATTATTTCCATTGGAAGCAATATAAGTTGACCCAGATATAGAATCCATTTTTTATAATATAATATACAAAAATATTTTATTTAGTAGTTCGTTTGCTTTCTTCTTATATAATGTAATTTTAATGTAAATGGGATTCTTTAATATGCTAGAAATGTTCTTTTTTGCGAGTTTAGCTATAACTTTTGTTTTGATATTATTTTTAGTGTATCACTTTAGACAAAAATTCACAGCGTTAGAAGAAAAGTGTGATACTATGTTTGAAATAATTAACAATATAGTAAAGGAAATGAATAATCGTGCGGCATTGGAACAAATGCAACACGAAATGCCTGAAAATGTTATATTTACACCAAATGTAAATCAGATGAATACACCTACTGAACTACCAAAATTAGTTGTATCAGAAAGTGAAGAAGATGAAAGTGAAGATGAAAGTGAAGATGAAAGTGAAGATGAAAGTGAAGA